CTACCAAATGGTATTAAGATGAACTGGGGGTGGGTTTCAGCAAATAGTTCTACGGCAGGTGCAATAACATTCAGCTCAGCATACACAACCAATGCATATGTTGTTACAGCAACAAGCAATAGTGCAACAGCGACATATCAGGCTGCTGTAGTTTCTTGGACAAAAACAGGGGCAAACGTTGTAACTGCCAATGCTACTTCAACTAACGTATTTTGGACAGCGATAGGTACCTAATGGGCGTTATTCTTCCAGATTATAAAAAAGCAGTAATTGATGATATAACAAACAGTATTGAGTTTAATACTGCGTCATACTACTTTTTTGCCAGTAATCCAATACAACTTACTTCTCCAGTAAGTAATGTTGTTACTGTAGATTATAACACAGAATTTAGTTCTGATTGGTTAATGATATTTGGCAAAAAACTTGTAAATACAAATATTATACCAGTCATTAACAATATACAGTGGCAAACAAATACTGTTTATACAAGATATGATAATACTATAGATAATAGCAACAATAATTTTTATTGTATTACGCCTCCGATTGTTCAAGGCGGAAACTATAATGTTTACAAATGCATAGATAATAATGGTAATTCTGCTTCAATATATTCTCCAGATCAATTACAGCCGACATCATTTACAAAATCAGATGGTTATACTTGGAGATATATTACCTCTATAACATCAGAAATTTATAATAACTTTGCAACAAATCAATATGTTCCGATAGTATCAAATGCAACAATACAGTCGGTTGCTTATTCTTATAAAGGTGTTGAAGTAGTTGTTGTGGCTAATGGTGGTACTGGGTATTCAACTTATAATTCAGGAACTATTCTCTCCAATCCAAATCCATACACTGTACAAATATCGCCAACAGCGAGTTTATCCCAAGATTTCTATTCTAAAAGTTCAATTTATATCTATAATATTAATAACAGCACATCACAATTGTTACAAATTTCTCGATATATTTCAAACACTAGTGGAAACTGGGTTATTTTCAATAGCCAGGCAAATACAAATAATATTGAACCATCAGTAACACAATACAGCATTGCTCCAACTGTTAAAATAACAACAAACGGTTCTTTACCACCAAAGGCATATTGCACTATTAATACTGTTTCTAATTCAATAAATTCAGTTGTTGTTGTAGATACTGGAAGTGGTGTTGTTTGGGCAAATGCACAAATTGTTGCAAACAGCGCATTTGGAAGTGGTGCAAATCTATACTGCATAGTTCCACCCCCAGGAGGGCATGGCTCAAATCCAGCTGGTGAATTGTTTTGTAAAGGGTTTGGAGTTTCTGTTGTTATAGCAAATAGTGAAGGAAATACTATATCAACAAATTTGTCTTACAATAAAATAGGTTTATTAAAAAATCCATACATAGCAGCAAATGGTCAGAAAACATCTGTATTGTATACCTCAAATACGTTTTCTACATTGCTTTATTGTAATACTTCAGGTAGTACTACTTATACAGTTGGTGATAAGGTTACTGGAAGTATATCTAATTCTATTGGTGTGGTTGTAAGCTCTAATTCTTCTGTATTGACAATGACTGGCGATCAGGCGTTTGTAAACGGCGAATTTATTACTTCTTTGACTTCAAACGTTTCTTCACAAATAAATATAAATAAATTTGCTGATATATATACCGCTGATATAAGACCAATCTATTTGCAAAATATAAATGATGTTGTTCGTTCTGGTTCTCAATCAGAAGCTTTTAAGCTTATAATACAAATTTAGTAGGATGCATAAATGCCATTAAATACTGATCTTAACGTACCTCCATATTTTGATGATTATGACCAAAAAAATTCTTATTATCAGATTCTCTTCAAGCCACAACAAGCTGTTCAAGCCAGAGAACTGACACAGATACAGTCAATTCTGCAGAATCAGATATCAACATTTGGAAGAAACATCTACGTAGATGGAAGTATCGTTGAGGGGTGTGCATTTTCTTTTGATGATCAGTACAATTATGTTAAAATTGCTGATAATTATGCTAATGGATCTTCAACAATCGTATATGATCTTATTGGTTTACAAGCTTCTAATAAAAACGGTCTTACTGGTATAGTAGTTAATGGTATTTCTGGTCTCGTAAATCAAGCACCAAATACAAATACAATTTATGTAAAATACCAAAACAGTGGAACTTTTGCAAATGGTCAATCTCAATCTGTTTTTAATTCAAATGATGTAATATCTTTTGTTAACGTTGCGACAAATACTGTTTATGCGAATGTAAGTGTTGCTAATGTAGCTAATAATGTTGGTCAGGGATATGCTGTTACTGTTCAGCCAGGTATCGTTTTTAAAAATGGTTATTTCCTTTATGTTCAAAAAAACACAGTAATCGTTGACAATTATAATAATAATCCGGATGGAATTTCTGTTGGGTTTGCTGCAAACGATTTTATTGTTACTTCTAGTATCGACAGTTCTCTTAATGATAATGCACAAGGATATCCAAACTTCAATGCTCCTGGTGCTGATCGCTTAAAGATTGTACCATATTTAACAGCAATACAAACAAGCAATACAGTAGCTGCTAATGGATTTTTCAGTCTAATCGATTTTCAAAATGGTTCAGCAGTTACAATTAAACAAACATCACAATATTCAACTATTGGTGATGAAATGGCGAGAAGAACATACGAAACCAACGGCGATTTCGTTGTAAAACCATTCGTTGTTAGAACTGTTCCAAAACCAACAACTGATTTGAATTATTTAAATTATTTAAATTTAGTTAGCAGTCAGGGTCTTGGTTATGTTGAGGGTTACAGAGTTGAATATCTTAACAATTCAACAACTAATCTCAGAAAAGGTACTGATTATGCTAATGCAGCAAATCAGATTGTTGGTGTAAATTTCGGCAACTATATTCAGGCTAAGGAAGTATGTGGTAGTTTTGGAAGTTTCAGCACAGAAATGCTTGTTGAATTACACAATAATACAAATCAAGCAGTATCTAGTGGAAATCTATTAAATACAAGCTATTCAGCATCAACAAAAATAGGCACAGCATACGTTAGATCGTTTGTTGTTGTCCAAGACGACATAACAACATCAAATACAATTTACAATTTCTATTTGTTTGATATCGTTATGAACGCTGGCCAAAATTTCCAGAATGTTCAGAGCATTGTCAATTATAATGGTACTAATGTGTTGGGCGTTGCTGATATTATTCCAACTTTCAATGCAACATTGAATGCTAATGTTGCACAAATGCAAGAAACAAATATTAATGGAAGTATAATTCCATTTGGTCAAAAAGCTTTGAAACTTGATAGCTTTAATAATACACAATATACGTATAGAAGAAAAGATTCATCAAGCTTTGCTGTAAATGGAAACTCGTCATTTACGATTCCTCCAGCTGTTGGAACGGGAACAGAAACGTTTCCATCTTATTTTGGTGAACTGTCACAATCACAGGCATCAGATTTCTATCTTGTTCCAACACAACTAGGCCAGACAGCAAATCTAGTAAATGTAGTATCTGTTAGTAACACATCAAATGTTGTTACTGGTAACACAACAACATTTGTTAATTCGTTCCATGTTGGTGATTTTATTGGTGTTTATACAACAGCTGCAACGTTCGAACAAAAATTAATCACATCTATTGCAAACAACACAAGTTTGACAGTTTCGAGCCCATTCATAAATTCTAATACTGTTTCTAATTATGCTAAGGCGTTCCCAATTGGAGCTCCAATTCAGTTCGATAGAACTGGAAGATCTATTAACATAACATCGACAACATCTGCCGTTTTCACAATTGAATCCCCATTATCGTCAACATTTAATTATGATGTTTATTATAATGTAACAAGATCAAATACAGTTGCATCTAAAAAAATTATTAACAACAATATTTTTGTTAAAATTGATTGTTCAAACAACATCAATGGATTTACTGGCCCATGGTGTCTTGGTATTCCAGATGTTATTGCAATTACAGGCGTTTGGTTGAATACCAATGGTGTATATTCAAATACAACATTAAACATTAGTAAAAATTTCATTTTAAATAATGGCCAAACAGATGATTATTATGATCTAGCAACATTATCTAGTAGAGCTAGTGGGGCGTTTAATTCTACTAGTAAATTACTAGTACAGTTATCTGCCTATACAAGAGATACTTCACAAGGTGTTGGGTTTTTCACATGTAATTCATATCCAGTAGACGACTTGAATACTGCGAATACTAACGCAATAACAACAGCACAAATTCCGCTTTATACATTTTCAAATGGTGTGTCTGTTGATCTCAGAGACTCTATTGATTTCAGACCATATGTTGGAAATACAGCTGTAATTACAACAAATTATTCGACAGCAACAACCAATCCAAACACACAGTTTATGATTTCTGGTGGGTATTTCCCAGCACCATATTCTTATTTTCAAACAAACTACTCATATTATCTTGGAAGAAAAGACAGAGTAGTTGTTGACATTTCAGGAAATTTAATTAATCTTGAAGGAATTCCTTCTGTATCAAGGCAAATTGCACCGCAAGAACTAAACAAGTCAATGACGATTGCAATTGTTGATGTACCTCCTTATCCTTCATTATCAACTGTTGAAGCAAAACAATTCAATAGATATGATTATGCAGTTGTTCCAAATATGCTGCAAAATAGAAGATATACAATGAAAGACATTGGGGCTTTAGATAGTAGAATCACAAATCTTGAGTATTACAGTTCTTTAAATTTATTGGAACAGGCAACTAGCAGTCTAACAATTAAAAGCCTGACAACAGGACAAAACAGATTCCAGAACGGTATATTTGTCGACCCATTTAATGGATTTGATCTAACAAATACAATTGATCAAAATACAATTATTTCTATGGATCCAACAAATTCTGAAATGAGACCATTTTTTTATCAGACAAGAGTTGGCTTAGATTTTTATCCTGCTGCAAGTAATAATGTTGTTCAACATGGCGAGCTTTATATGCTTAGCCATACTAGCAACAACGTTTATATTAACCAGCCATTTGCCTCTCAATATCGTAATTGTATTGAAGGAAATATATACGATTGGGTAGGAACAATAATATTAAATCCCCCTGGCACTCTTACTCCAGATATTACGAAAAGTCCAGATGTTATTAATAACATTGATACTTCAGCAAACTGGATTAATTTGGCAGCTGCTTGGGGTACACAGTGGGGTTCCTGGGTAAATCAGGGAGATCCAGCTACATCTGTATCTTCCTCAACAACCACATCAACAAATTCCGATGCGAGTGGAACATATATTACAACAACAACTGCAACAACAACTACATCAAATCAGTTGCAAACTATGACTGGGACGCAACTTAACCCACAGATTGTTAACAATCAATACAATCTTGGTAATTTTGTAACAAACATCAGTATTTTACCATATTTAAAATCATCTTTGATTGGTTTTACAGCAAGCGGGTTGAAACCAAATACAATTGTTTATCCTTTCTTTAATAATATTCTTCAATCTATGTACACATCTCCTTCCGGTGGAATGTTTGGTGATCAACTATTAACAGATTCTACTGGTAATATTTCTGGAACTTATTATATACCGCCAAATACATTCAAAGCGCAAGATAATACTTTTATGCTTTGTGATGTCAATAATCTTACAACTGGAAGTCATGCCATAACAACTCAGGCATCAGCTGTTTATTATGGTTCCAAATTGTCATTTAGCACAGCATCTTCTATCTTGAACACAAGATCTGCAGTACTGCAAACACAGGAAATTCAGCAGCAGAGAACTTTGACAGGAACAAGCACAGTATATAGCTCAGGAACTGAATTTATACCAACACCACAACCTCCACCATATTATCCACCAACACCTACTCCAACACCTACACCTACACCTACTCCGCCACCACCTACTCCAGCACCTACTCCA